ATTACGCCCATAACCAGTATCCCTTCGTCGAGCTCCGCATGGAGACCATGCGCCGGCAGGTCACGGAGTCCCGCGGCATTCCTGAGCTTTGCAAGACCGAGCAGGACGAGGTCAAGGCCCAGCATGACGCCTTCCGCGACCGCACGGCCCTCGAAGTCATGCCGCCCATCAAGGTCGCCAAGCGCATCGGCGCCCTCAACCGCATCGCCCCCGGCCAAATCCTGCCCGTGTCCACGAAGGACGATTACACCTACCTTGAGCCCCCGGCAGGACGCGCCGAGTACGCGTTCATGGTCATCGAGCAGGTCGAAAAGAACCTCGGCAACTATTTCGGTTTCCAGATCGGGGAGAAGCCGATCGACCCGGTACGGATCCAGATGATGAAGCAACTGCACGTCGACAACTGGATGATGTTCTGGACGCGCGCGTTCTCCCAGATGTTCACGCTCTGCCTTCAGTTCATGCCAGAGGAGGAGATCGTCCGCATCACCGGCACCCCGCTGAAGCAGGGCATGTCCGACATCCATACGCAGTACGACCTCAACGTACGCTTTGACGTACGCGACGCCGATCCGGAGTTTGTCCGAGAAAAGCTCAAGGCGATCATCGAGACGGTCGTTCCGCTCGACATCTCAGGGGTCATCGACCGGGACAAGCTGGTCAAGCTCGTCATCGAGTCCATCAGCCCGGACGCAGCTCGCGAGCTGGTCATCGACAAGGCGACGGCGTCACAGAAGCTCTACAAGGACACGGTCAACGAGGTCGGAATGATGATGCTCGGCAACGAGGCTAATTACATTGAGAAAGACGCACAAGCCGGCTCGAAGCTTCAGTTCGTGCAGGACATCATCCAGAAGAACCCCAAGGCCCAGCAGGCCGCTCAAGGCGACCAGATCTTCCAGATCCTTCTGCAAAACTACGTCAAGCACCTGCAGTTCCAAGTGGAACAGGAGAAGAACAAGCAGATCGGCCGCGTCGGCGTTTCGCCGGCCACCGAGCAAATCCAAAAGGAATTCTCCAAGGCAAAGGAAGAAGAGGTCGCCGCCCAGCAAGAGATGGGCGCACGGCAGGACGCCGCGTTTTAACCCATGAACGCAGACCCATTCGGATTCACCTCCACGGACGTGGAGCAGTATCACAAGGCCGTGCTGGTCGTCGTCGACGCCATGCTACAACAGGAGATGCTCAAGGTCATGTCCCCGGGCACCGTAGGTGAAGCGCGGATCCACGGAGCCGGACGCATGGACGCCTTGAACGACATCTTAGTCGAACTGCAGGACAAGCGGACCAACGCTCTTAAGACGAATGTAGATCAAACCAGCCCACCGGTGTCATGACGCTTGCCGTCAGCCCGTAGGGCACGTTTTTTGACCATGTCTCTGCGGACATTAAACGCTGATCATGGAAAACAACGAAGAGCCTTCAGCTCAACTCGAACTTGGGAACGAGTCTAATCCCCCCATGCCCGAAACCGCGAGCCCTGCCGAACCTCGCGCAAAAGAAAGCCCTGTCGATTTTTTCAACAGGGTGCTGTCTGACGGCCAGACGAGCGAAGCCCCATCCAGCGGGGAGGAAAGTCAGCTGGAAGCCACGGATGCCGGAGAAGCCGATGTCCAGCAAGTAGAGCCGCAGGAGAGCCTCACCAAGGGCGCTCAGAAGCGGATCGACAAGCTGACGGCCCTCAGGCGGGAAGCCGAGGAGAAGGCACAGAAGCTCGAAACCGAGCTCGCGGAACTCAAGCGATCAAAGGCCGCGCCAGTCCCCAAGTCCAACAATCCATACGGACATCTGGAGGATGAAGCGTCAATTCAGGCCGAGTACGAGAAGATGCGGCAGGTCAGGCTATTCTGTGAACGATACCCGGACGGATACTATCCTGAACAAGGAGAGGCCATTCCGAAGGAAGAGATCGCCAAGACCAAGGTCAAGGCGCTCCAAGCCATCGAGGAGCAGCTCCCGGCTCAGGCCGAGTACATTCAGGTGCGCAAACAGGTCAGCTCAGTTGCCCGCAAGGAGTTCAACTGGCTCAACGACCCGACCGATGAAAGGACCGTCAAGGTCCAGAAGTTCGTCGAGGCCGTTCCTGAGATCAAGCGCTTCCCTGATTACGAGGTCTACGCCGCCCACATGGTGAACGGAATGACGAGCTATCAAGCTCAGAAGGCCGCCGCCAAGAAGGGGGTCCAGAGGGTTCCGGTGCAGCCTACTAGCACGTCCTCAGCGCCGCCGCCGGCCCAAAAGCCGGACGTCGTGCAGGGGGCCGCGAGCATGGAGCGCTACCGCAAGACGGGGTCAATCGATGATCTGGCCAACGTGTTTAAGAACAAGTTCGTCTAACGCCTAAACAACTACAGACATGGCCAACCTCTATGAACGGGAGTTTCAGAACCAGCGCCCCCTCCCCGGCGCTCGCATCGGTATCCGTGAGGAGCTGAGCGACCTCATCGCCAACGTCGACAGCAAGGACACGCCCATCACCTCGATGGCCAAGCGTGGCTCCAAGCCCGGCAACACGACGTTCCGCTGGCAGGTCGACCGCAACCCGGATCCCTCGATCGAACTCGGCATCCTCGACGGTGCTGACGTCGATCCCACCAGCCCCGGCACCAACCCGGACTTCAAGCAGTACACCAAGGGCTACCGCACGGAAGTGGAGAACAACATCCACATGTTCCGCCGCGCCGTCCACGTGTCGAACCTCACTCAGGACATCCTGAACATCGCCGGCGTGAAGGACGAGCTGTCCCGTCAGCTCTCCAAGGCCACCATCGACATGAAGCGTTCGATGGAGCTGACCTTCACCTCGGACATCCTCCCCGCCATCGACAACGGCGCGATCCCGTATCGCACCCGCTGCCTGACGGCTTGGATCAAGTCCGACCTCGCCACGGCCAGCACCAACAGCCAGCAGAAGTACGGCATCTCCGGTGGCAACATCCAGTCCATCCGCCCGATCGACTCGAACTTCACGACCCCGTCCACCTCCATCATCGGTTCCGGCCTCACGGTCGACAACCTGACGGAGAACGACGTTCAGGACGTGATGACCTCGGTCTACGAGCAGACCGGCCAGTTCCGCTCCCACGAAGCCGTGGTCGGAACCTCGCTGAAGCGCCAGTTCACCAATCTGGTGTACACCCAGCGCTCCCCGGCCTCCGGCAGCTACGGCACCATCGCGTCCAACCGCGACGCCAACGCTGACACCATCAAGGCCTCGGTGGACGTGTTCGAAGGTGACTTCGGTCGCCTCTCGCTCATCCCGTCGCAGTTCCTGCACGCCGGCGTCAACCCGTACACCATCAAGCACGTGCCCTCTGACACGTCCACCCCGTACCACGTCTATGACGGCGTCGAATCCGACTCCGCCAACATCGTGGACAACGTGGTGACGTGGTCCGGCGAAACCCCCACCGTGACCGCTGGCACCAACAACGCCAAGTACGCCACGGAGGCCGACGCCAAGAAGCACGTCAACCTCCACGCGCAGAACGCCAAGTGCAAGGGCTTCATCATCCCTTGGGAGTACCTCGAGATCCGCTACGGTGGCAACATCGCGCAGGTCCGTGAGCTCACCGAGAACGGTGGTGGTCCTCGTCGCATGATGGAAGCCATGGCCGCTCTGGTCGTCCAGAGCCCCCTGTGCTTCGGCATGTTCGACTACAAGGCCAACAACGCCTGATCGACCGGAGTCGTGGCTGAGCTCCCGCCCATCCACGAGGCCATCCCGGGGGACCTCCTCAAGCCGATGCTTGAGGAGTTCCGCTCGGGGTGGCAACTCCGCAAGGTCCAAGCCGAAGCGGCTCGCAAGCTGATCGGCGAGGCCAACAAGCGGGAAACCTCTTTCGTCGACGGACTGGGTCAGCTCAAGGCCCGCATCCCGATCGACTTCTACCAGCACATGAAGTTCCTGTTCGGCCCTGACATCTGGAACGACAAGAAATTCCTTGAGCGCGTCCTCCAAGAGAACCCCGAGTTCCGCCCGGCGGTCGACAAAAAGACCACCATCATCATCCCTTGAGGACCGCCTATTTCAGCGAGATCCTGTATTCGGCCCTGCAGTTCTGCGGGCTGGACCGGAATCTGACCACCACGCAGAGGTTCAGCCTCATGCGCGACTTCGCCAGCCGGCGCCTCCAGAAGATCTGGGAGGCCCATGAATGGCCCGAGCTGAAGAAGTACACCCAATGCCAGACCGTTCTGGCCAATGACCGGCGCAAGATCACCCTGCCGACCGACGTAGGCCAGCCGCTTGTGGTCTGGTCCCGCGACCCCCTAGCGTCCACCCACGCCATCCAGAAGGACGTGGAGACCATCGAGGACGGCCTGTATCTGGTCAATGACCTCGATGAGGTCGTCTGGCTGGAACACCGCCCGGACGCCCCTGTACTGACCGGGGATCCTTGGATGAACAACGTGAGCTACCATGCGGGATCTCAGGTCTATTACGACGAGGGCCCCGGAGCCGCCGGCATCGTCAACAACATGTCCGCCATCGTCCCGGTGAACGGATACCCGTCCAAGGGCGATTTCTGGACCTACACCGGCTCAAGCCCGTCCAACAACGTCAGCCCCGACCTGAACCCAGATTGGGTCAGGGTTCGCATTCCGCGCTTGTTCGCCGACTACGTCGCGCAGGGAACTTTCGCCGACTACACGCGTTCCCAGAACGCTCTGGACGTGAACACCCTCGGCTTCATCGAGAACCGCGCCTCGGAAGCAATGGACCATGCCCTTGACCAAGTGTTGCGTCAGCAGGGCAACACGCGCAGGATCAATTTCCGAGGATACTAACATGTTCAACAAAGCCGTACCCCTTATCAAACGCTACCGGAACAAGAGCATCACCGCTTCCGGCACCGCCTCCGTCATCCCGCCCGTGGACCTCGGAGAGCAGCGCATCCAGATGCACATCCAGCCCAAGGCCGCCAACTGCACGATCCGCTTCAATGAGTCGGACGCCGACGGCATCTTGGTCCTGACCAACGGCGTCTACATCATCGAGGGCTACAACGGCCCCGTCTACATCACCGGAAGCGGATCAGTCATCGTCTACGAGGGCGTGATCTGATGGGCTCGCAGTACATACCGCCGCCCGAGCAGAACGTCGTCAACGTAGGCGACGAAATCTCGATCAATGCGCTAAACGGCATCCAGCAGGCCAACCCGGCGATCACCTCCACCAATCCGGTCGCAACCGACAATTCGGTCGCCACGGCCGTATCCGGAAAGGCCAACCTGTCCGGCGCGACTTTCACCGGCAAGATCGTAGGAACCCCGACTGCGAGCACGGCATCGATCAACATCGGCACTTATGCGGCCGGAGTTTCGCCCACATCTCCGATCAACGGGGACATCTGGATCGGAGACAACCTTCGGTTCAGAAGCCAGTCCGGGGCAATTCAGACGGTGCTCAACACGCTTTCTGCCGGCACCGTAACGATCAATGGAGCTTCT